GTCGCAAGGGTTCACTCTACTGGGCTGGTATCCACCCAGAAGTTTCACACGACCTCCGCGCTGAGACAGGTTCAGCAGGATGGCTCCTTCCAAACCAGTACGGTTCATCACAGGACCGCATCTGGGCGGGAGAAATCGGAACATACGAAGGTGCATACTTCGTAGAGTCTCCACGTCTTTACAACGCTACTGACGGTGCATCATCTGCTCGTAACTACCGCACAATTATTGCGGGACAGCAGGCAATGGCAGAAGCAGTTGCAGAAGAACCACACGTAGTCATCGGACCAGTAGTTGACAAGTTGATGCGCCACCGCCCAATGGGTTGGTACGGCGTACTCGGCTTCGCACGCTACCGTGAAGAAGCACTATACCGAATCGAATCAGGTTCATCAATCGCTTAGTTGATTGACGGGTGGGGCTAGGGAAACCTAGCCTCATCAGTAAGTTCACTAAGGAGGACTAATGGCTAATTGGACATTCACAACACCTTCGGTAGAAGAGGGTCCAGCAGGTGGACATAGACTGTTTCATTTCTATAGACTATCAAAGGGTATCACCATCGTCAAAGATAGCGACGGTGAGTACTACCAGATTAGATATCCAGTAGATGAAGACCTACTAGATTATGAAGAAGTATATCGCGGTGGCTATGAGCACACCGTAGATGATGCTACAAAGGCAGCACTAATCGCTGGCGATATAGATGTAACAGAGGCAAATTTTACAGCACAGTAGGGACACCATGCACACTCATATCAGTAAAGTACTTGAATGGGGTTTTACCCCAGACCACAACTTCAAAGCAACTAAGTGGGGGTGTGTGCTCTGTGATGAGACTAGAGAGACACCGTTTCCTGATTTGGACACGATAGAGATTGACCATACTCAGTGTGATGAGGATTGCTTTGGCTGTAAAGCCAGGGGGCTCCAATTCGGCACTGGTGATGCAGGCAGAGATATTCCTGACAAGAAATGGACTAGCGAACTACAGGCTTACCGAGATGCAAGAGCACAAGGTATACAGCCATCAGGCACAACACGTGCTCATGTAGAAGCAGCACATGCAGCATCAGAAACTTTAGGCAAAGCGTACAACTCGGAAACAATGCCTAAGGCACACCAGATTACAAAGAAAACAGCCGAAGTTATGAAAGAGATTGGACAAGTATAATGTGCATTAAATGTGGTTGCGGCAAGAAGGTAGGACAGCCAGGGTACGGTATGGGCAAGCCTGGAGCAAGAGTTCCTGTTAAGCGTGTCGCCAAGAAAGCAGTTGTCAAGAAGATGGGGAAGAAAAAGTAATGGCTAAGAAACCAACTCCAACCCCAACTCCAAAGCCTAAGGTAAAGGTATCACCTATGCCTACTCTATCTGCACAGCAGAAGCAAGACAAGGCTCTCAAAGATTTAATGAAGAAGCGTGAAAAAGAAGCCAAGAAAACTGGCTTATGGCCCAACTACTACACTAACTAGGATTACTCATGGCTTACACTAAAGAGGCTTTAAGAACTCGCCTAAAGAACCAAATCATGGCTAGTTCTAAAGGTGGCAAGCCTGGGCAATGGTCTGCTCGTAAGGCGCAACTATTGGCGCAGTCTTACAAGAAGGCAGGCGGTGGCTACTCAGGTAGCAAGACTAAGGCTCAATCTTCTTTATCCAAGTGGACTAAGGAAGAATGGGGAACTAAGTCTGGTAAGCCTAGCACCCAAGGGTCTAAGGCTACTGGTGAGCGTTACCTACCTAAGAAGGCGCGACAAGCGCTAACAAAGGCAGAGTATGCTAAGACTACTGCTGCTAAACGCGCAGGAATGCGCAAGGGTAAGCAGTTCGTAAAACAACCTAAAGCAATAGCAAAGAAGACAGCAGGTTACAGATGAAAGATTCACGTCTAACACGGGCAGGTGTATCTGGGTTTAATAAGCCTAAGCGCACACCGAGCCACCCTACTAAGTCACACGTTGTTGTGGCTAAGGTAGGTAGCCAGGTTAAAACCATTCGCTTTGGACAGCAAGGCGTTTCTGGCTCACCTAAGAAATCAGGAGAGTCTGCATCCTATGCAGCACGACGTAAATCATTTAAAGCAAGACACGCAAAGAATATATCAAAAGGTAAAATGAGTGCCGCATATTGGGCAGACAAGGTGAAATGGTAATAACTATGGCAAGAGCAACTACAGATACACAAGGCGCTGGCGGAACCAAGAAGGCTCCTATCCGCGTTAAGCAGGACATGATTGATTTTATTAAGACACAGGGAATGACTCGCGCTCTCAAGCGTGCTGGCGAAATCAAGGCTAGCGGCAAGGGTGGAGAAGCAGAGTTCCTTGAAGGTGTACGCCGTATGTACGGTGCTCGCCGTCTAGGCGAAGCAACTAAGGCTGCAACACCAGCAAAGTTTACAGCACCAGCAGGTGCTAACAAGAAGCCAGCAGGACGTATGTCAAAGTCTGCTGCACCAGCACCTAAGAAGAAGAGCGGTGGACTCAGCACTGGCGCTAAGGTAACTGGTGGAGTTCTTGCAGGGGCAGCAACACTTGCTGTTACACGTAACCCAAAGGCTGCAGCAGCAGTTGCATCTAAGATTGCACCACGTGCTGCTAAAGTACTTGGAGTAGCATCAAAGGCATCACCAAAGAACGCATCAAACGTAATGGCGAAGAAACTATCTTCTGTTCGTGAAGAAGCAGCAAACAAGGCTCTATCTGCATCAGGCCGTGCAGCAGCAAAGGCTAACCGCCCAGTGACACAGTCACAGTATGATGCTATGCGAGCACAGGCTGCTCGTAAGGGTGTTAAGCCATCAGTAAAGACAATGCCTAAGAAGAAGGCAGTTGCAGGCGCTGGAATTGGTGCTACAACACTCAAGGGTGACACTAAGAAGACAACAAGAAAGTAACTATCAAAGGTGGGGACAATGGCACAAGAGACAGTAGCAGTAGCGTGGTGTGACAACGGTGACGTGGACGGTAAGTTTATGCAAGGCGTTACCGATGTCCTCCTCAAATCTGGAGTTAAGTTTGAAACTTCTATACGCAGTCAGGGCAACCAGATTGCCCGACAGCGTGAGAAGGTAATTAAGTTTTGGTACGAGCAGAATCTATCCGAGTGGTTACTCTGGGTAGATTCAGATATCGTACTTAGCCCAGAGAACTTCTTGAAGTTATGGGACAAGAAAGACAAGGACGAGAAGCCTCTCCTTACTGGTGTGTACTTCACAACAGATAACCCCGAGGAACCTTTGATGGTTCCAATGCCAACAATCTATACCTTTGCGGAACTAGATGGTGGTTTGGGTATTAAGCGAGTACATCCACTACCTAAGGATTCATTCATCCAGGTAGAAGCAGCAGGTATGGGATTCGTCCTGATGCACCGCAGTGTAGTAACAAAGATTATGGAAGCCTTACCAGGCGTTCCGTTCTTTACTGAAATGGGTGCAGACAAGGCGTTTATCGGAGAAGACATTTACTTCTTCGCCCTATGTGGCAAGGCCAATGTTCCACTATGGTGTGACACATCAGCCCTAGTACCACATATGAAGCGCTTCTCATTTGATGAACATTATTACAAAGCATTCTTTGGTTCTCCAGAAGAGAAGCCAAAAGAATCTAATTTAGTATTACCAAAGCGTTATAAGAAGGGTTAACAATGGCACTAGGCATAGCAGGAAGCAGTCTCACGGCAGAACTTAATAGGCTTGCTGGAACTACTGGACTTGATGAACAAGGCGCTGCTAATGCCTGGGCTGGGACAACAGGACTCGCAACAGTCGGTGCTTTGAATATCAAGGCACAGGCTGGGCGCACACGGGACAAGTTCAAAGACATCGATGGCATCTGCAATGAGATTGCTGGAACCACTGGGCTTGCAGCCCCTGCAGCGTTAAGGAGCATCAACGCCTAATGACAACTCTAAACAATATGATTGATGAGGTTCTAATCAACCTCGCAGGTTACACATTCCAGCAGGATAGAGCAACACATCTTGCTGCGAGTGTGACAACCACGGTTACTTCTAGCGCATCTCCAACTATCCTCCAACTGGGTTCTACAGACTCAGTAGGTAAGGGTATCCTTGAGATTGACGAAGAACTTGTATGGGTTGACTCATTTGACAAGGTTGCGAATACTGCAACTGTTGCACCGTACGGACGTGGCTACCTTGGTACTACACCAGCAACTCACGCACACGATACCAAGGTGACTATCTCGCCAACCTTCCCACGTTACAGTGTTAAGCGTGCAATCAATGACACTATCCGCTCCCTTGGAGCAAACATCTTTGCGGTAAAGTCAACAACCTTTACATTTAATGCTGCAGTGTCTACCTACGCATTTGCTAACTTGAACATCAAGAATATCTTGACACTTACTTGGCAGAGCATTGGCCCTTCTAAGGAATGGGTTCCTATCCGTCGATGGGATTGGGATGCAGCAGCAAACCCAGAAGCATTCGGGTACACCACTGGCACTGACCAGGTACAAACAGTAACACTTGGCGAAGCACCTATCTCTGGTCGTACAGTCAAGGTTGTCTATGCAACAGACCCAGAACCATTCTCAGCAAACACAGACGTTTACACAACAGTAACAGGACTACCAGAATCAACGCGGGACGTAGTAGTTCTTGGTGCAGCCTATCGTCTACTCTCATTCCTTGACCCAGCACGTGCTGCTCAGGTTAGCCCACAGGCAGATGAGACAGACTCTAAGCGCCCATTCGGTGCATCACAGACTGCAACTAAGCAACTCTATGCACTTTACTCACAGCGCCTCAACGAAGAAACAAAGGCGCAACAGCAGAACTATCCTCCTAAAGTCCACTACTCCCGCCGATAAGGACCAGCAATGACAACTAGAAAATACTCATCCCGCTCTCAGCAGACAACGCTGACTGCAGGTCTTACTTCATCTGGTACATCAGCGACTGTTGTATCAGGTTCAGCCCTACTTGGTGGCGTTACCATCTCGTCAGGTGAAACCTTTACAGTTGTCATCGACCCAGATACAGCGCTTGAAGAAATTGTAGACGTTACCGCCGTCTCTACCAATACGCTAACTATCACACGTGGTATTGACGGTTCATCAGGACAGGCTCACTCAGCAGGTGCAGTTGTCCGACATATGGCAATCGGTCGTGACTACCGCGAAGCCAACTCTCACATTGAGAATGTCACTACTGCTCACGGACTTACAATTGGTGATGTCATCACGACAACCAACACCAAGACAATTACTGGCAAGACAATCTCTGCAGCAGATAACACCCTTACAGGTGTAGTAACTCTGACTGGCTCACAGACTCTTACCAACAAGACTTTGACTAGCCCAACTATCAACACAGCAACTATCGCTGGTGGAACAGTAACTGGTCTATCATCTCCTACTAATACAGGTGATGCAGCAACTAAGGGCTATGTTGACTCAATCCTAGGTTCAGCAACCGCAGCATCTACTAGCGCTACAAGCGCGGCTGCTAGTGCAACCGCTGCAGCAACCTCAGCGACATCCGCTGCAACAAGTGCTACAGCATCTGCTAACTCAGCAACCGCTTCTGCTACATCTGCTACAGCCTCTGCATCATCTGCAGCAACGGCGACTACTAAGGCAAGTGAGGCTGCAACATCTGCTACCTCTGCTGCTACTAGCGCAACCGCATCAGCAGGCAGTGCAACATCTGCTGCCGCTAGCGCAACTGCAGCGGCTACATCAGCCACATCAGCAGCAGCATCTGCAACGGCTGCAGCAACCAGTGCTACCTCAGCAGCAGCAAGTGCTACTTCGGCTGCATCAAGTGCTGCTACAGTAACAGGTCAGGTTGGCTCAGGTCTTGCCCGTGATATGGGAACAATTACTGAATCTGACGTATCAACTGGTACTTGGATTACAGTAGAGTCTTTGGTCGCATCAGCAACAACAAGTGCTACAAGTGCAGCAACTTCTGCCACATCCTCTGCAACTTCTGCTAACGCAGCAGCAACTTCTGCAACAAGCGCAGCGGCATCCGCTACAAGTGCAGCAGCATATGATTTATCTGCTCAGAACTGGGCAACTAAAACTGACGGTGCCGTGGCTGGTGGAGAATACTCTGCTAAGTACCACGCACAAGCAGCAGCAACATCAGCAACTAGCGCCGCATCGAGTGCGACTGCAGCAGCCACTAGCGCAACTAGCGCTGCAGCATCTGCATCCCTTGCAGCAACTATTGTTGCAGGAGCGGTGCAAGGAACACTTATTAATGCTAAGGGTGACTTGCTTGTAGGTACAGCAGATGACACAGTAGACCGACTTGCAGTCGGAACTAATGGTTATGTCCTTGTAGCAGATTCTGCTCAGACCGCTGGTATTAAGTGGGCTGAGCCATCTACTGCAGACATTACAGCAGTAACAGCAGGAACAGGTTTAAGCGGTGGAGGAACAAGTGGAGACGTAACAGTCTCACTCGATACCTCTAGTGCTTACGTAGTACCAAGCCAGTCAACTCATTCTGGCAAATTTTTAACCACTGACGGAACGTCCGCTTCGTGGGTTAGCATCTCCGATTGGGGTACTCTCTAATGTCATTCGCCTTCCAACGTCGTAGAGGAACAACTTCACAGCACGCTTCCTTTACTGGTCT